ATGATGACGCATAAGCCGATCCCAGGCGGGTATGTGGACAATCAGCACCTGGCCCGAGCTATGGCGGCCAACCACAAAATGCGGCGCATCGTCGGGCTCATCCTGAGCGAGCGGCCTGGTGTGGAGCGAATGGCGATCTTGCTGGCGCAGATGGCCTACGAGCTGGGGGAGCAGGCCAATGCGCTGCAAGAGATGGACAAGATCCGCAAGAGCAGAAAGGAGGAATCATGAGCGGGAACGGGATATATCGCAATGAGCTGGTGGATGCGTTCAGGCATGCCGAGGGGATGTTAAAGAGCGCCCGGGCGGTGCAGACGCTCCTGGATATCCGCAGCAGGCGGGAGCGGGCGGACATCGACTCCAACACTGTCGCATACGTCCATGAGCACATCGAGTGCATCCAGCATCACATCTCGGAGCTGGAGCGGGAGCTTGCGCAGTTCAGACGGTTGGAGGTGGCGTGATGAAGGTTCAGAAGGACATTCGGGAGACGAACGGCGGTGGATTTTTCGCCAAAGCGACACTCACATTCGACAACGTGCTGATCGCCCGTGTCGTAGCCCAGATGGCTGATCACAAAGGCCGGCCGTGGAAAGACGGCAGCATCTGGCTAGATGGCGATCATCGTGCACGCCTCAACAGCGCTGAGATCACACTAGCCGGTGGGAAGGAGTCTGGGTACAAGGACATCGATGAGTTCAACGATTACCTGGATCGCCTGGTCGCCATAGCTGAGGACGTGGAGGCGCAGTGGGGAGCAGTGGTGTGTGTGATCGCCGAGCAGTTCGCCAACCACCACATCGCCATCGTGGACGTTCACGGTCGGCTTCGTCGGCGGTTCGACGAGATGGGCAAGGAGATCGATGCGCTGAGCAGCGAGATCGCCCAGGACGTGCAGGCGTTGCAGGACAAGGTAGATGTGCTGCGGGCAGAGAATCGCATCCTGCGCCAGCGCTTGGCCGAGCTGGAGCAGCGCCTGGCGAAGCTGGAGTCTCCGAGCGAGCCGGTGATCGTGAGCGCCAATGGGCATAACGGGCATCGGCTGCTCCGGGTGATCCGGCGAGTGGCGGGGTAAACGGCGAGGGCGCTCGCGAGCCCGACACTCGCGAGCGCCCTCCAAAACCAGAACACGTCCATGCGGAGGATACCATGGATATGCGGAAAATGCAAGGAAAGGTGCCACACCTGACCACGTATGAGGAGCAGGTCCGGGCGCTGGCAAAATGGCCCGATGTGCGTGAGATCAAGCAGCCCGATCAATTCGTCGACGCCCCATACATCTCCGGCGAGATGGTCAAGCATAAGCTCAACACGATCTTCGGACCCGCCGGATGGGGGTACGAGATCACGAGATGGCCGGAGTTGGTACAGATCGGCAAGGCGGCGTTCTATTACTGCGAACTCAACGTCTGGTTCGACTTCGCCAACGGGATCAGCATCAGGCGTCCGGCCGTGGGGATGGTGCCGATCCAGGGCAAGATCGAGACGGCCGGGATCAACCAGGTGCGGATGGCCATTGAGGGCGCCATCACGGATGCCATCAAGGGGGCGGCCAGCACACTGGGACCGGCTCTCGGTCTGGGGCTGAACGATATCACGGTAGAGCGAGCCGTGATGGGGAATCGGGCCGCTAGAGAGGGCAAGACAGACAAGCAGCACATCGATGATCTGTATGGCGGGAACGGCAAGGTGAGTGAGCCGGCGTGGGTGGTTGAGCTGCGAAAGAAAGCGGCCAACGGCAAGCAGCAGCCGGCCACGCAGGCGCAGATCGGCCTGGTCGCTGGGAAGTTGGCCGAGGCGACGGAGTGGAAGGACGAGGGCCGGCACACGTTCCTGCGGGTGGTGTTCGGCAAGGCCTCCACGAAGGAACTCACCTGGGGTGAGGCACGGGCGGTTCTCGATTGGCTGATCGCCGGGAAGGACCCGGACACGAACGACTACGTGATCCGTCCTGAGGCCGCCGATCAAATGGCTGAGCTGATTCGGGCAGAGCAGGAGCGCATGGGGCAGCAGGAGCTGCCGTTAGGGTAGGTGCGAGGGGACAGCCATGGATAAGCTACATGACCTACTGAGGGAATATCGTGGCACCTATGACGAGATGCAAGAAGCCACGGCTGATATCAGACGGGCTATCGATGAGCTGAATCAGCAACTGGCTGAACTCGAGGCCCCATACCGGGAGCGTCTGGACGATCTGACTCACATGATAGAGTATCAGGCGAAGCTTGAGGGGATTACTGGGACGGTCAAGACGGAATGGGCGACGATCCGATACCGTTCTGGGTACACCCGCAGGACGTGGAACGACAAGATGCTCATGGGGTATGCCCAGGCCCATCCGGAGATCCTGGCTTTCGTGAAGGAGACACACGTCCCGCCGAAGATCAGCATCGTGGTTTGAGGTGTTGGCGGCTGCTTGGCATCGGGGGAGGCGCAAAGCCTCCCCCAACATCCACATTGAGGCGAGCACATGGATTGGTTCAGGTTCTACAACGAAACGTACAGGGATCCAAAGATAAGACGCCTGTCTCGGGAGATGGGGTGTAGCATTGCAGAGGCAGTAGGCGTGTGGGCAATTCTCCTTTCCCTGGCCAGTGAGAGCGAGCGACGCGGTGCTCTCATGTTGAACAGTGACATTCCCCTTGATCTATCTGACCTGGAAGATGCCACAGGGGCAGCTAACATCAAAGAATGGCTGGAGTGCATGCAACGCCTTGGCATGCTCACGTATGAGGATGACATCTGGTACATCACCAACTGGGACAAGCGGCAGTTCGCCAGCGATAGCTCCACAGAGCGGGTGAAACGTTACAGAGAACGAAAGAGAGAGGCGGAGCGAAACGGCGATGAAACGTTACAGCAACGGTCATGTAACGTTTCGGGAACGCCCCCAGATACAGATACAGAGACAGATACAGACTCAGATACAGAGAAAGATTTGACGGCGCCTGCAGCGCCGTCCCAGTCCCCCCGGCAGCGCAAATCACCTCGCTCAGGCAAAAAACGATCCGCAAAGACCACAACCGACCCGGGTTATCAACCCATCTTTGAGGCCCTGTGTAAAACATGCGTTCTGGATCCCAAGCTCAACGCGCCCAAGATCGGCCGGTTTGCCAAGAGATTGCGCCAGGCCGGCTATGGCGCCAACCACGTCGCTGACTTCGAGGCGTGGTGGTATGCCAACGATTGGCGTGGCCAAAAGGGCCAGCCGCCGACGTTGGAGCAGGTGGCGTCTATGCTGCCGCAGGCGTTGCAGCCACGCGCCAGCCCTGCGAGTGAGCCGAAGGGGTTCGCTGCCATCCGGGAGTACATGCGCAAGAGGGGGTTGACCAATGGCGACGGAGCAGGAGACGCTGAAGGCGATGGCGTTATTGACCTCGGCCTATCCGAATTTCGAGCCGAGGCCTGAGACGGTTGAGGTCTACGTGCAGATGCTGCAGGACCTACCGGCGAACGTGCTCTTTGCGGCCGTTCACCAGTGCATCGCCGAGTGCCGGTTCTTCCCAACCGTGGCCGAGATCCGGGAAAGGGCCAGGGCGATCCAGCCAGCAGCGCAGATCCCATCGGCGGCCGAGGCATGGGAGGAGGTCATGCGGGAGGTGCGACGGGTGGGCTACTACGGCGTGCCGGCCTTCGAGAATCCGATCACGGCCAGGGTTGTGAAGGCGCTGGGGTGGCGTGAGATCTGCATGAGCGAGAACGTGGTCGCGGACCGAGCTCACTTCATGCGCATGTACGAGCAGGTGGCCCAGCGTGTGGAGCAGTATGTGTCCCTGTTGCCGCCAGCCAGGGCGCTTCTTGATTTCGGCGCCAACGGTGCTGGGACACATCAACTCGTTCGATCTCTGGCACGAGCATTGGCGCCGGATAGGATGCTGACAGATGGGCGCAACGGTTCGTGAGGATAGGGTCGTGGCAACGAGGCCGAGATACCGGTGCCTCATCTGCCACGACATGCGGTATGTGTACCTGACAGACGATGTGCATGACCCGAGGTTTGGGTTGGCCTATCCGTGCCCAGCGTGCAATCGGGCAGGGCAGAATCCGGATCCAAAGGGCGGCGGTAAGGGGGCGTAGGCGCAGCATGAGAGGGAAGACCAAAGAATAGCGAGGTTGAAACATGAAGCGGTATGGGGTCATCATAGCGGATCCACCGTGGAGGTACGGCGGCGCTGGACCGACCTTTGAGGCGGCGGATCATCAATATCCGACGATGAGCCCATCGGAGATAATGGCGCTGCCTGTGAGACAACTTGCCGCCGACGACTCGGTTCTGTTGCTTTGGGCGACGTGGCCGCAATTGAACGTAGCGCTCAATGTGATACGAGCGTGGGGATTCAAGTACGTCACGGGGTTTCCATGGGTGAAGATTGAAGGGGCGCCACAGCAGACGCTTTGGGGCAAGTTTGTTTGTAAGCCAGTGTACGGGTTGGGTTTTTGGGTGCGCGGGTGTTCGGAGGCTGTATTAATCGGTAGGCGTGGAAACGTATCGCCACCGGATGGTGATTTCGTTGGAATTCTGTCCGGGAATTTCGGTCATAGCAGGAAACCAGACAATCTGTATGAGTATGCAGAGCAATTCCCTGGTCCCTATCTGGAATTATTCGCTAGACGTGTGCGTCCAGGGTGGGATGTTTGGGGCAATGAAGTAGAGTCAAACTTGATCATAAGTGGAAGACAGGAACGGTCATTAAATGGCCCCCAGAGCCACGTTACCCGGGGTAACAGAGACGAATGAGCGCTGAAGATACGTTTACCCTTTGGGCGCAGAAAACGGCCCTGGAATTGCACGAGACGCTCGGCACCTGGCGAGCCGTTGCCGAGGCGTTGGCGCCATATCTGGCCGAATCCCCGGCTGCCTGGTGGCATGTCGGCCGGGGCGAGAAGGTCAGCCGGGAGAAGGTCAACGCCCTGCGGGCGTACCTCGGCCTTCCCCAGCTCCCTCGCATTGTTCCAGTCGAGGCGTGTCCAAAGTGCGGGGATGTGCACCTGGCTCCGGAATGCGCCAGGGGAAAGCGCATCGTCGTGGTCGAGGCCGGTAGCAAGGTGCAGATCGTGCGTCGGAGACCGCCTCAGCGCTGGCGTGACATGCCCGTGTCTGTGCTGCGGGGGGCGATTCAGAATAGAGTGGATGTCTATGCGCTACTTCCGCCCACGAAGACAGAGGCTCTGGTGGCACATCGTGAGGGGTGACGGCGGGCGCACATGGTGCGGGAAGGATCTCTCACGATCCGAGAGCTTTATCATCTCGGGTGATGATCCACCCAGCGAGCGCCACGTCTGCGCCCTGTGCGTGCGGGCATTCGAGCGGGCACATGGCAACCGGCCATTTTCAATCGGGGAGGAGTGATGCAAGACCTGTTCGACATGGTGTGGCGGTTCCGCAACGAGATGCGGGCCGTCTGGCCCACGCCAAAGATGCTGGATGCGCTGCGGTACGCCGACTGCGAGGCACGGGAGGCGCTCGATGCCTGGTTGCGCCTCAATCGGCCTGAGCATCGGCGCAAAACCACGACAGAGATGCCGATATCCTCGGCGAGTTGGCAGATTGTGCACTGATGCTGATCACGGCGTTGGGGCCTGTTTACCAGCTCCAGTTTGTACACCACTTCAGCTATCTGGACGTGCCGAACACCATAGACGACATTTGTTGGTATGTTGCCAGGGCAGCGTGGGTGGCACGGTCCTATCTGGAAGCCTGGTATTTCGACGCCGAGGCCGCTTTGGTCGCCATCGCCAGCTATCCTGGGATGGACCTGCGTGAGCAGCTACAGCTACGCATGAGTAGGCTGCGCAAGAAGCACCTGGAGCGTGCAGATGGGATCCAACATTCTTGACGTTGCTGTTGCCTTGATGCTTGTTGTCGTTGTCGCTGCCAATCCAGCAGGTGCGCTTCCAAGTGAGGGTCAGGGAGTGATAGAAACCGTCCAGGAGGTCATCCTGTGCGTTCGTATCGAGCTGCGCCCTGGCGTCACGGTTCCGGCCGTCATCACGGTTCCGGCCGTCATCACGGTGGCCTATCACCCCGTGTTTGGTGAAGCGTGGCTGGAGGGTGTGGATAACGTCAGGGCGGTGGAAGTGTGGCCTATCCTGCAAGAGCCGTGATGTGCTATAATACTGTCAGGAAAATGGTATAGCTGACTCGGGCGAGGTAGCGCTCATCGTGCCGCCATGCGGCGATGGGCGCTTTTTGTTGGGGGATCGACGCAATGCATCATCGACGCTTCTGGACGTGTGCGAGATGTGAAAAGATGCTCGGTGAGGTGACGGATGGCGGCGGCGCATTGATCGTCAGGCACGGCCAGTTGCGCATGGTGGTGTCGCTGCCGGTGTGGCGCCGCTGCGAGCGGTGTGGGACGTGGAATTGGGTAAGTGGGGATGGCCATGGGACGGCGAACCAAGTTGACGCCGGAGGTGCAGGAGAAAATCTGCAACTTTGTCCGGCAGGGGTTGACGTATGAAGTGGCCGCCCGTGCGGCTGGTATTAGCGAATCAACATTTTATCGCTGGCGGCGTAGGGGTGAGGGGGCCAGAAGCGGTAAGTTTCGACAGTTTTGGGAGGCTCTAAAAAAGGCAGAGGCAGAAGCTGAGTCTTCGTTGGTGCAGCAGATCCAAAAAGAGGCCAGGGGGGGGACGTGGCAGGCGGCCGCATGGATCCTCGAACGACGTTATCCCGAGCGCTGGGCGAAGAGGGATAGGGTAGAGCATGAGCACAGCGTTGGCGATGCGCTGGCGCAGGTCCTGGAAAGACTCGCTGATCGAGGCGGTGCGGAGGACGACTGACCCCGTGGCTTTCGCACGGGCCTGGCTGGGGTGGGAGCCGCATGATGGGCAGCGCCGCTGGCTCCTGGCGCCGGAGCGGCCGACGCATGTCCTGGTCACCGGCCGTCGCTGGGGGAAGAGCGAGGTGGCGGCCGTCCAGGCGCTGTATTACGCCGTCTTCAGGCCGGGCACCCGCCAGTGCATCGTGAGCGTGACGTTGGACCAGGCCCGGCTGGTGTTCGATACGATGCGGGAGTTTATCGATCACCAGCCGCTGCTGGCCGAGTTGGTGGATCGGGTGCGGGAGACGCCTTTCCCGACGGTCCAGCTCAAGCACAAGAGCATGGTGACGGTGCGCACGGTGGCCAGGAGCGGTGTGTATATCCGGGGCCACAAGTTTCACCGGGTGATCGCAGACGAGGCGGATTACATCCCCGATCGGATCATCGATGAGGTGATCCGCTTGACACTGGCCGATGTGGGTGGCCAACTTGTGCTGACGACGACGCCGAAGCCGAAGCGGGCGTTGGTCTATCGTGAGCTGCGGGCCGGGCTAGACGGTGATCCAGCTGTCTACGCTCAGCAGGGGAGCTCTTTTGAGAATCCGAACATCCATCATGACTACCTGCGCTCGCTGCGGGAGCGCATGACGGAGGCGGCCTGGCTGCGGGAGATCGAAGGGCAGTACGTTGCCGATGATACGGCGGTCTTTCGGTGGGATGACATTCAGGCGGCGTATGAGGCGGCGGATTGGGAGTTACCGGTTGAGCCGCAGAAGAACAGGCGCTATGTGGCCGGGTGGGACCTGGCGAAGACGACGGACTGGACGGTGGGTGTCGTGCTGGACGCGACGGAGAAGCCATACAGGCTGGTGTACTTCGAGCGCTTCCAGCGGGCGCCGTGGCCGGTGGTGGCGAAGCGGATCCGGGAGGTGCATCGGCGCTATAGCTGCCATGTCTCGCTGATCGACGCCACGGGCGTGGGTGCGCCGATCCTGGACGAGGTGCGGGATGTGGCGCAGGGGTTCACGTTCACTGGCCGCAGCAAGGTGGATCTACTCACGGGGTTGCAGGTAGCGCTGGAGCGGCGGTATCTGCGTTTCCCATTTGTCCGAGAGCTGGTGGACGAGTTGCAGGCGTATGAGTGGGATGATAAGGCGCTGGTGACGGACTGCGTGATGAGCCTGGCGCTGGCGCTGTGGGCGGCGGGACCGCAGCGAGCGGTGCAGTATGCGCCGAGTATTTGGGATTGAGCGATTGAGCGGGTCAGCGAATCAGCGAGGTGAGCGATGGCGCAGGTGATCAATCTGGCGACGAGAGTGTGGCAGGAGCGAGTGATCTCCGAGAATCAGGCACGATTGTTCCGATACAAGCGGGCCTGGGATGCTTATTTCGGCCGCTTCCCCAAGCCGTTGAAGGTGCGCCAGGGGAAGCCGGACGACAACGTGATCGTGAATTATTGCCGCGTGGTGGCCGACCTGTCCGTGGCGTTCCTGTTCGGCCGAGAGCCACGCTTTGAGTTGGATGAGACGGCGGACACGGATGCGGAGGTGTGGCTACGTGACGCGTGGCGGTATAACCGCAAGATGATCTTGCTGCAGAAGATGGCGCTGAACGGGGCGGTCTGTGGCCATGTGTTCGTGAAGATTCTGCCTGGCGAGCCGTTCCCGAAGCTGATCAACCTGTCGCCGGAGTATGTGCACGTAATCACCGATCCGGAGGACATTGACCTGGTGGTGCGGTATGTGATCGAGTTTCCAGCAGTTTCGCCGGACGGAACGGCGATCACGCGGCGGCAGACGATTGAGCGAGTCGGCGAGTCAGCAAGTCAGCAAGGGCGCTGGCATATCACGGAGCAGGAGGCCAGGGGGAGCGGGCCGTATCGGACGCTTTCGGAGACGGATTGGCCGTGGCCGTGGCCGCCGATCGTGGATTGCCAGAATCTGCCGAGCCCGAATGAGTACTATGGCATCGCCGACATTGAGGAGGATCTGGTTGACATAAACGAGTCGATCAATTTCGTGCTGAGCAACATGGCACGGATCATCCGCTATCATGCACACCCGAAGACGTGGGGGCGGGGGTTTGACGCCCGGCAGTTGCAGATCGCGGTGGATGAGACGATCGTGTTGCCGGGTGAGGATGCGGAGCTGCGTAATTTGGAGATGGAGAGTGATCTGGAGTCGAGCATACGGCTGTATGAGCGGCTGCGTGAGGCGTTGCATGAGGTGAGCCGGACACCTGAGGTGGCCACCGGTAAGCTGGAGCGGGCCGGGGCGCTCTCCGGCGTGGCACTGCAGATCTTGTATCAGCCGCTGATCGACAAGATCGAGGCGAAGCGGCTGACATATGGGGAGATGTTGGTGGAATTGAACCGGCGGCTGTTGGAGATGGGCGGCTTCGGGCCGGACAACGTGGTGACGATCCACTGGCCGGAGCTTTTGCCCAAGGATGTGATGGCCGAGCGGCAGGCGGCGCTGATTGATCAGCAGTTGGGTGTGTCGCAGGATACGATTCTGCAGCGGCTGGGGTTTGATCCGGAGCTGGAGCGGCAGAAGCGGGAGTTGAGTTCGGCGGATATGGCGGAGAGGATGTTAGAGGCGTTCAATAGGGGTGAATAGTGAATAGCGAATAGCGAATGGCGAATAGCGAATGGCGAGGATGAGTGATCTGGAGCGGGCGGTCAACCGGTTCCGGCGGGAGTTGTTGCAAAACGAGCGGCGGGCGGCTGGGGAGATGGTGCGATACTATGGCGAGGTCTGGCGCACGGTCTCGGTCCGGCTGGATGCGTTGCAGAGGCAGATCGCCGAGGCGAGGGAGGCCGGGGAGGAGGTGAGCCCGGCGTGGCTGTTCCGGCAGCGGCGGTTGGAGTCGCTGCGGGTTCAGGTGGAGGCGGAGCTGCGGCGCTTCGCCGAGTTCGCCGATGGGATGATCCGCAGGCAGCAGGAGGAGGCGATCCGGGCGGCGCAGGATCATGCGGAGCAGTTGGTGCTGATGCAGTTGCCGGATCAGGTGGCTGCGGTTGTGCGGTGGGATCGGCTGCCGCAGGAGGCGATTTACAGCATGGTGGGCACGCTGCAGGACGGCTCGCCGTTGCGGGAGCTGCTGATGGAGTTGGGGGCGGAGGTGGGGCAGGGGGGGGCGGATGCGCTGGTCACCGGGTTGGCGACGGGGATGAATCCCCAGCAGACGGCTCGGTTGGTGCGAAAGCGATTTGGCATGGGGCTGGCGAGGGCGCTACGGATCGCACGGACGGAGACGTTGCGGGCGTATCGGTATGCAACTCATCGGAGCTATCGTGCCAATTCCAGGATCCTTAAGGGGTGGGTCTGGCATGCTGAGTTGGGGCCACGGACGTGCCCGGCCTGCATTGCGATGCATGGGACGTTTCATCGGTTGGATGAGACGCTGGATGACCACCCGAACGGTCGGTGTACACCTGTGCCAGTGACGAAGGGTTGGCGTGAGCTGGGGGAGGAGTTTGGTGTTGATTGGGGAGGGATCCCGGAGACACAGGTGAAGGTTCGCCCGGGCGTAGAGTGGTTCGCCGAGCAGACGGAGGATGTGCAGCGACGGATTTTGGGGTCTGCGGCGTTTGAGGCCTGGCGAGCGGGGACGGTACGGCTGGAGGATTTCGTCGGCAGGCGGTCGGATCCGCGCTGGGGGACGATGCGGTATGCTCGTAGTTTGCGGCAGATCATCGGTGAGGGTGAGGCAAAGCGGTGGCGATCTGCAATCAGTAGTTGATCTGAGCGGAATTTGTGGTATAATTTAGCTGACAAGTGGATACTATGGCTCGCAGCGGGCCAGCGCTGCGCCGGGACAGCCCGGCGGGAAGCGCTGGCCTTTTTGCGTTGTATGGGGTGGCGATGGCGATCAGCGATAAGCCGTGGGGACAGCTTCAGGAGAGTGACTATACGCTGGCGCAGTGGCACCGGGCGTGTCTGATTCACTTGCATGATGGCTCGCCGACGGCGAAGAGCCAGTGTAAGTTGCCGGTGCGGGAGCCGGATGGGACGCTAAACCGCAATGGTGTCCATGCGGCAGCGGCGGCGTTGGCGGGCGCCCGTGGGGGTGTGAAGGCACCTCCGGAGCAGAGGCGGAAGGCGGCGCGGGCCCTGGTTCGGCTCTACAGGCGAGAGCTGAAGGAGGACCCGCCCGAATCGATCCTTAGAATCGCAGGAATGAGGTGAGACGATGAAAGACGAGGTGATGGGCCAGGAGCCCAACGTTGGCCAGGGGCCGGACGAGTCAGCGAATCAGCGAGTGAGCGAGTCAGCGAATGAGCGAGTCGGCGAGATGGAGGGCCAGGGGCCCGAGGCCGAGGGCCAGGAGCCCGAGGCGCAGACGTTCGATGCGGAGTATGTGAGGAAGTTGAGGGCTGAGGCGGCCCAGTATCGCAAGCGCCTGCGAGAGCTGGAGAGGACGCTGGAGGAGAAGGAGGAGGCGGAGCTTTCGGAGCAGGAGCGGTTGCAGCGCCGGGTGGCGGAGTATGAAGCCCGGCTGGCGGAGCTGGAGCGGGAGCGCCAGGAGCGCACGCTGCAGTACGAGGTGAAGCTGCGGGCTTCGCAGATGGGGATCGTGGATCCGGATGCGGCATGGCGATTGCTTGATCTGGCGTCCATCGAGTTCGATGAGGACGGTACGCCGCTGAACGTGGATCAGGCGCTGCAGGAGCTGGTGAAGGCGAAGCCGTATCTTCGTGGCCAGCCTGCAGCGGCCGGGGTGAGCCCAACGAATCCACCTAGGCGACAACAGGTTTTCACTCGGTCGCAGCTCCGGGATCCGAAGTTCTATGCGGAGCACAAGGATGAGATCATGCAGGCGCTTCGAGAGGGAAGGATCGTTGACGATGAGGGAGGTTAGTGAGCAATGGCTAACGTAACGACTACGGTTGCGCAGTACTTCATTCCGGAGATCTGGGCGCAGCGGGCGCTGGAGGTGCTGCGTTCCAATATCGTCCTGGCGAGACTGGTGACCAAGGATAGCGACGTGGCGGCGTTCCAGGTGGGTGACATCCTGCATATCCCGTATCCGGGCACGTTCACGGCCAACGACAAGGCTGCGGATACGGCGGTGACGCTGCAGACGCCATCCGGCGGATCTGAGGTGCAGGTGCAGCTGAACAAGCATAAGGAAGTCTCCTTCCTGGTGGAGGATGTGGTGCGGGCGCAGGCGAACCAGGATGTGATGGATCGGTACGTCCAGTCCGCCGCCATCGCTCTGGCAGAGCAGATCGAGACCGATCTGTTTGCGCTGTATGCGAGTCTGACGAACAGCGTGGGCACCTCTGGGACGGACATTACGGCTTCCACGGTGCGCAGCGCTCGCAAGACGATGAACGACAACAAGGTGCCGCAGAACGATCGGCATCTCATCATCTCCAGCAAGGATGAGATCGCTCTGCTGGGTGATTCCAACCTGGCCAGCTACTTTGCTTTCAACCGGGTTGGGATCCCAGACGGGGCCATCGGGCGGCTGTATGGCTTCACAATCTGGATGAGCCAGCTGGTGCCGGTGGTGACGGGGACGCCGAACAGCACGAAGAATCTGGCGATCCATCCGGAGGCGTTCATCCTGGCGATGCGGGGTTTGCCGGAGCCGCCGCCGAACACGGGAGCTCGGGCGGCCACGATCCGGGATCCGGAGAGCGGTCTGGTGCTGCGCATCCTGTACGCGTACAACCCCAATTATCTGGGCGTTCAGGTGACGATGGACGTGTTGTATGGCGTGAAGGTGCTGCGGGATGCGGCCGGCGTGGTGGTGTTGAGCTAGCCGTTAGCGGTCAGCAGGTAGCAGTTAGCGGTCGGCTAATGGCTACCAGCTAACTGCTGCCTGCTGTATACGGGGGTGAGTGATGGCGTTCGTGGTGAATCCGGGGGGTGCAGTGCGACATGTGCCGGATGGGTGGGTGGATGGGTTGACGGCGCAGGGGTTCCGTGTGGCAACGGGTAGCGAGGTAGTGGCCTGGTACCAGGCGCAGGGATTGGAGGTGCCGGATGCAGGAGATGACGCTGCTGGCGCTGGCGGCGAGAAGCGCGGACGTAACCGGAGACGCGGAGGACGTGGCCGATGATGTCCGTGAGATGGCCGTGTATCTCAACATCACGGCCGTCTCCGGTACGTCGCCGACGCTGGATGTGGTGGTGGAGGATTCGCCTGACGGCAGTGTGTGGGCCACGCTTGCCACGTTTTCCACGAAGACGGCTGTGGGCGTGGATGTGGTGCGTGCCAATCGGTTGGGGCGATATGTGCGAGCAAGGGCGACGATCGGGGGGACGACCCCGAGTTTCACGTTTGAGGTGAAGGCGATAGGGCGGTAGGCGATGGCACGCACGACGATGGCCGATCTGATCACCAGGCTGCGGCGGTTGATCAACGATTCGGGTACCAGCCAGACGTGGACGGATGATGAGCTGCAGGATTTTCTGGATGCTCGCAGGTTGGATGTGCGTCGTGCCCGGTTGCGTCCTGAGACGACGTGGGCGGCTGGCACGGTGACGTATACGGACTACTATGCCGACTACGGCGATTGGGAGAGCGATGCCGTACTGGAGGATGCGGATGGGGATGATCTGACGCCATCTTCCAGCGACTGGCTCACCGGGCACTGGACGTTCGCCGACCAGGATCCGCCGGTGTTCATCACGGGGAAGTCGTATGATCTTTACGCTGCGGCTGCGGATGTGCTTGAGGCGTGGGCGGCGAAGGTAGCGCTGGAGTTCGATTTCGACGCCGATGGTGGGCGGTTCCGGCGCAGCCAGAAGCGGGAGGCGCTGTTGGAGCTGGCGAAGCGCTATCGGCGTAGGTCTAGGCCGCAGGTGGCGGTGATGGTGAGAAATGACGTGTAGCGGAGAGCGTGAAGCGAGGAGTGTGTAGCGATGGGCGGGAAGCCGTTCTGGAAGAGTAGGACGTTTTGGTTCAACTTGCTGGCGTTGTTGGTGACGGTAGCGACGGCGTTCGGGTACGGCGATTTCGAGCCGTCGCCGGAGGTGCAACAGTGGGCGCTGGTGGTAGTGACGGTGATTAACCTGGCGCTCCGGTTCATGACGAAGCAGCCTATCACGAGGTGAGATGATGCCGGAGTGGATCAGCGGCTTGTCAACATTCGGGTTTGGGGCGGTGATGGCCGTCCTCATCTTTGTGGCCTACGAGCGGCTGGTGCGTGAGGTGGTGTCGGTCGTGCAGTCGAATACGAAGGCGATGCAGGAGTTGTCCGGCTTGATTACGGAGTTGAGTGATCGGGTGACGGCGCTGGAGAATAGGTGGGAGCGGTGATGTTATCGGCTAGCGATCTGGCTGCGATGAGGGAGGCACAGGATGCGGCGTTGCCGGATACGTGCACGATCCGGCGCAAGACGCTGGTGTCGGATGGAATGGGGGGCTACACGGAGACGTGGAGCGACCTGGCGACGGGGGTGAAGTGCCGGATCGCGACGTCACGCTACCGACCGGAGGAAGCGGCGATTGCGGAGAAGTTCACCGGACGCACATTGTGGATGCTGACGCTGCCAGCCGGGACGGATGTTACGAATGAGGATCGTGTGGTGCTTTCCGGTACGACGTATGAGGTGGTCGGTGTTTTGTCGGCCGGGAGTTGGGAGATGTGCAGGCGTGTGTTAGTGGTGGAGGTTTCGTGATGGCGAGGGGGAGGGCAAACATTCGGATCGTGTTTAACCGGTTCCCTGAGATCGCCCGCCGGGCGCCTGAGACGACCAGGGCGGCTGTGGCGAAGGCGGCGCATGATATCGAGGCGCATGCGAAGATGGTGGTTCCCGTGGATACGGGGAATCTGAAGAACAGTATTCATACGGTGATCGAGGCGGATGGGTTCCGGGGGGTAGTGGCGACGGGTGTGGAGTATGCGCCTTATGTGGAGTATGGGACGCGTCGGATGGGGGCTAAGCCGTATATGACGCCTGCGGCGGAGAGGGTGCGCCCGGAGTTCATTGAGGCGATGAAGCGGATCGCGAAGGTGTGATCATTGAGGTATTAACGTGAATCAGGTGGATCAGGCGATCTATGAGGCGCTGACGAGTGATGCGGCGCTGATGGCGAAGGTGACGGGAGTGTATAACGCTCTGGCGCCGTCGTCCGTCTCTACACCCTTTGTGGTGTTTCAGGAGCAGGCCGGGACGGATGCTTATACGTTGCGCCGGCGTATGCTGCGATCGCTGCTGTATCAGGTCAAGTGCGTGGATCGGGGCGGGTCGGCGAAGACGGCGGGCGAGGTGTATGACCTGATCGATGGGGTTTTGCACGATGCGAGCCTCAGCGTCGCGGGGTACGCGACGCTGTATGTCCGTCGGGAGTCGGATGTGAAGTACACGGAGGTGGTGGATGGGGTGCAGTACTGGCATGTGGGCGGGCTCTATCGTGTGATCGTATCACCGTTATAGGGAGGTGGTGATGTGAGCTTTGGGCACGGTTCTCAGGCGAAGGTCTACGCCAACGGTTATGATCTGTCGAGCTATCTGAGCCAGTTCAGTGCCAGCGGCTCGGCGGATACGGCGGAGGTGACGACTTTCGGGAAGTCTGCGAAGGTGTACATCGCCGGGTTGAAGGATGCGACCTTCTCCGGCGAGGGGTTCTACGACGGCGCCACGGATGCGGTGGATGCTGTTCTATCTGCGGCGCTGGGCGTGGACGATGTGGTGTGGGTGTGGCTGCCGCAGGGGGATGGCTTCGGCAACGATGGGTATGGGTTTGAGTGCATCGAGACGAGCTACGAGGTCAGTTCTCCCGTGGATGGGGCGACTACGGTAAGCGTGGAGGGGCAGTCGTCCAGCGGGATGGAGCGGTTGGATACGCTGCATGCCCTGGGAGCGGAGGCGGCTGCCGGGTCCGGGTCTGCGTTGGATAACGGTGCTTCCACGTCGAATGGTGGGTCGGCGTATCTCATCGTGACGGCGGTTCCCGGTACTCCAGCCACGGTGACTGTGGAGCATAGCCCGGATAACGTGACGTGGAGTACGCTGGCGACGTTCTCGGCGGTCAGCGGTCGTTCCGGGCAGCGTGTGGAGATCAGCGGCACGATCGATCGGTATGTGCGGGTTTCGTGGGATCAGCCCTGCACGTTCTGGGCGGGGATTCATCGAGACTGATGACATGGATAGGAGGTTTTGACGATGGCTTTCTCACATGGTTCGAATGCGGTGTTCAAGATCGATGATTCTGGCGGGACTCTGACGGACATCAGTTCGTATGTGACCAGTGTGAGTTTCCCGGAGTCGGCGGATACGGCGGAGGTGACGACGCTGGGCAAGAGCAGCAAGGTGTACATCGCCGGTCTGAAGGATGCGACGATCAGTATCGAGGGGGTCTATGATCCGACGGTGGACAGCCTGCTCAACGGCATTTTGGGGGCCAGCTCTACGTCGTCCTTTGAGTATGGGCCGGCCGGTAGCAGCACGGGGTCTCCGAAGTACACGGGTGAGTGCATTTGTACGTCGTACGAGGTGACCACCGGCGTGGACGGGGCTGCTACGTTCTCGGCGGAGTTCCAGGTGTCCGATAGCATCACCCGCGGCACGTACTAAGAGCGAGTCAGCGAGTGGGCGAATCAGCGAATCAGCGAGTGAGCGAGTTGGCGGGAGGTGACATGGCTGGTAGGGTGAAGATTCTGTCTGTGGAGCAGGTGCTGGAGGCTCCGGATCTGGAGGAGCGTGTGATCGAGGTGCCGGAGTGGGGCGGCGCCGTTCGCATTCGATCGTTTTCCAAGGCAACTCAGCAGGAGCTGCGAAAGAAGGCGACGGTGAAGGGGGAGATCGACGGCGACCGGCTGGAGATGTTGATGTTCATCCACGGTGTGGTTGATCCAGCCTTCACGGAGGAGCACTACGAGTTGCTCAGGAAGAAGTCCGCAGGGGCAATCGATCGTGTGCTGCGGGCGATCCTGGAGCTTTCCGGCCTGACGAGGGAGGCGGTGGAGGAAGCGAAGCGTTCCTTTCCTGAAGAATCCTGATTTGATGTTTGAGTTTGCGCTGGCGGAGCGGTTGGGAATGACGGTAGCCGAGCTCCGCCAGCGCATGAGTACGGCTGAGTTCACGTATTGGGTGGCGCTGGAGCAGTTGCGGGAGCACGAGCGGAAGCGAGAGCGCAAGAGGGCAGAGCAGCGTGCCCGGGCACGGCGTGCGATCAGGAGGCGGTAGGTGGCTCTAGGCTCTGAAGCGGCCCGGCTGTTCGTGTCGGTTGGGGCGGATATAGGCGAGTTTCAGCGGGAGATGGCTCGGGCCGACAACGGAATCCGAAAGTTCGCTGGCGTAGGTAAGGCGGCACTCATCGGCGCAACGGCGACGATGGGGGCCGCCATCGTCGGTTTTGGGATGAAGAGTTCTCAAGTGGCGGCGGATTTCGAAGCACAGATGAATGTGCTAGCGGTGGCGGCGCGTTCTTCGGGGACGGCGCTGGGAGATCTGCGACAGGCAGCGGTTGCGGTTGGTGCGGATACGGAGTTGGTTGGGATCAGCGCCAGCGAGGCGGCCGATGCGATGACGAATTTCTACAAGGCCGGGCTGAACACGAAGCAGATCTTTGGGGATCTGCAGGGGTATTTGGAGGGCACGACGTCGCTCTCGGGGGCGTTGCGTGCGGCGGTTGACCTGGCGGCTGCGAGCGAGCTGGATCTGGCGCAGGCGTCGGATGTGGTCGCCGTTTCTATGGCAACATTTAACCTCAGTGCTGAGCAAGCCACACAGATCGCCAACAACTTTGTGGGTGCTGCCGACGCATCCGTGGCATCCGTTGCTGATCTGGCAGAGGCTTTACAAAATGTGGGCCCGACGTCAGCGGCAATGGGGCTGTCGCTGGAGGAAACGAATACGGCGCTGGCAATTTTGAGTACGCGAGGCATTCGGGGAGCGGAAGCGGGCACGGCTCTGAAGTCGATGTTCGCCAATCTGCTGTCACCGACGAAGAAGACCCAGGAGGCGTTGCTGGAATTGGGTGTCTCCCTGTTTGATGCCCAGGGGAAGATGTTACCCATGCGGGATATCATCGCCCAGCTTTCCACCTCCTTTGCAGGCCTCACGGATAAGCAGAAGCAGCAATATGCTCAGACGTTGGCTGGCACATACGGCATGAAGGCGTTGCAGACGCTGTTGGCTGAGGGCGTACAGGGTTGGGATGACATGACACAGGCGATCGCCAATGCAGCAACGGCGCAGGAGGTGGCAAATGCTCGGACAAAAGGGCTCTCGGCGGCATGGGAGCAGTTACAGGGTTCGCTGGAGGCGTTGATGATTAACGTGGGCACGCCGTTGATTGAGAATTTCCTGACACCGATGGTGCAAAGGTTGACGGAATGGATCGGCGTGCTTGCAGAGGCTGTGCCTAGCAGCGATCAGCTGCGAGATGCTTTGGTGCGATTCCGTGATGAGGTTGGCTCCCTGCTGAGCACATTATCTCCAGTTATAGAGCAGATAGGGAGTTGGTTTGGGACGGTAATCCCGCAGGCGGTAGAAATTTTACGAACTGGATGGGAAACGGCATGGACTGGAATGCAGGCGGTCGTGTCGACGGCTCAGCAGATGATAGGGCCATTGGTGGAGACGATTCGCGGGTGGCTGCAGGAGGCGATTCCGCAGGCAGTAGATGTGCTGTTTGGTGTATGGCAGGAGGTTTGGGGGGTGCTAGCCCCGCGTGTACAGCAGGCTGTGGAGGTGATGGCTCCGCTGGTTGAGCAGATCAGGGGATGGCTTGGGAGTGTACTGCCGGCTGCGGTGGGGATATGGCAGTCAGCATTTGAGACAGTATGGGGCGCGGTTGGCCAGGTAGTGGCGAGCGTGTGGGAGGGGATGGCGCCTACGCTAGAGGCGATGCTGTCTTTTTTGGAGACAACGATCCCAACGGCACTGGCTGCGTTGCAAGGCATCTGGGAAAGTGTGTGGCCTGCTGTTCAGGCTGCGTTATCGACGGCCTGGACAACGATTCAGAGCGTGTTGGCTGAAGCTAAGGTGTGGCTGGAGGCCAACCTTCCGACGGCTTTGTCGGTCTTGCAGGAGCAATGGAATGTGGCATGGGGTGGGCTCCAGAATGCGCTGCAGAGCACATGGTCGGCCATGCAGCCTGTTCTGGAGCAGATACGGAGTTGGTTTTCCCAAGAGGGTCTGGCTTCTTCGGTGATTCAGACGCAAACGATGTTCTCGGAAGCTGTTGGTAGGATGCAGGAGGTATGGGGGCTACTGGCGGAGTATTTCGGCCCCACGGTTGATCGGATCATTACGGCGTTTCAGGATATGATCGCCGAGTTTGCGAAGATGGGGCCAGAGTTCCAGGCGTTATGGGAGGCTGCCAGACCTGTCCTAGAACCGTTGGCAAAGCTGCTAGGTACTACCCTGGTGATAGCAGTGAAGCTGTTTGGCGAGACACTAGCGGCGATTATGGGGGCCGTGCCAACAGTTGTCGGATCGGTGGTACGGTCTGCCACGGTCTTCTTTACTACGCTGCGTACTGTGTTTGAGGAGGTGGTAGCCGCGATCAAGGCTCTGATCGAAGGAGATTACAGTGTCGCTTTAGAGCATGCAAAGCAGGCGATTAAAGCGATGGCTGATGGAGCGATCGCAATTCTCGGCAATTTCCTGAAGATGGAAACAGCTATCATCACCAGTCTGTTTCAGGCAATCGTCAACACGTTCGCCGATCTTCCTGGTGAGGCAGGACAGAAGTTCCAGGAGATGTATGATGCGGCCAAGATCAAGATGGACAATCTTCTGGCGACTGTGCGCCAGATGCTGTACAACGTTAGGTCCGCCATTAGCAATTTTAGCTTACATGGGGTAGGTGCTGCATTGATTGACAGCATGATCAGCGGTGTAAAGAGTAAAGCAGCGGCGTTAGCGTCTGCAGCCAAGGGGGTCGTCTCTAGTGCGATCAGTGCAGCTAAGGCGGCGTTGGGTATGCACTCGCCATCAAGAGTTTTCATAGAGATTGGCGAGAACACGATGCTTGGATTTGCGATTGGGATCAAGAGGGGGGCAAAGAGGGTTCGAGATGCACTCAGCGTGTCGTTGAAGGTATCCTCTACTGATGATGTGAGTGCATTCAGTGAAATCGTAGAGGCTCTTGATAAGGCCGTTGATAACCTTGTGGGCATGCAGGATGCGCTTCGTCGCTGGCGGTTGTCTCCCGGATGGTACCGGCGGGCGAGGGAAGTGTTTGAGGCGGCGATGAGGATGATGGATCTTGTGGTGGAAACTGCGGATGCGTATGTGGGCGATGGGTTGAAGAAGGCGAGGATTCTGATAGAGGCCGTGCCAAAGGTGGTAGATGCGATCGGTGGTGTGGTGTCATATCTGGACGATCTGAGGCGGTTCCGTGCGCCTACGTATGTGCGTCGTACGACTCGTGAGATCGTGGAGTTTGCTGGATGGTTGATCGATGCCGTGTCCGCAATGGCGCGAGATTTCAGTGAGATGGGGCTTGCCGCGTCCAGGAAGTTTATGGCTGCTGTGGGTGATATGGTGAGTGGGCTTGGGGATGCGCTGGATCTGCTGGGTAGGCTTCGATTCTATGTGAACGTCCGAGGTACGGGGAACATTCGTAGGTTCATGAGGGATGTGCAGGGGGTGGTGTTTGCGATCAGGAATTGGGTTTTGCGGCAGTTCCCGCATCTGTCCACGAGTCTGATCGATGCCTGGGGGAATGCGATCGGTTCGCTGGCGGATGGCTTGGGAAGTGCCCTCGATTTGCTTGGCGGATTGCACGAGTATGTGAATGTCCGTGGGACAGGGAACATTCGTAGGTTCATGAGGGATGTGCAGGGATTGGTGTTTGCGATCAGGAATTGGGTTTTGCAGCAGTTCCCTCGCCTGTCCACGGAGTTGATCGACGCGTGGGGTGGGGCCATAGGGTCTCTTGCGGGTGGACTTGGGAGTGCACTGGATCTGTTGGGTGGTCTGCATGAGTATGTGAATGTTCGTGGAACTGGGAATATCCGGAGGTTCATGAGGGATGTGCAGGGATTGATGTTTGCGTTCCGTAATTGGATTCTGTCTCAGTTCCAGCGAATGTCTACGGATCTGATGGAGCAGTGGGGAGGGGCAATTGGTTCGCTGGCGGATGGTTTGGGGAGCACGCTGGATCTGTTGCGTGGTCTGGTGACGTATGTTGCTCCCAGCGAGGCGGCGATTGCTGCGTTCATGGATGGTGTGCGCCAGGTGGTGGCCAGGGCGTATCAGTTTGTGGTTACGCAGTTGAGTAATGAGGTTTTGGATACGGTAGGCGCCTTTGGGGAGGCGCTGGGGTCGTTGGCGAGCGGGTTGGGGGATATGCTGCGACTTTTCCAGGATCTGATGGATACGAATTTGGCCGGCTGGTTGGCCGGGCCGAATGGTGGTGTGGTGGGAAGCGCTTTCGACAGGCAGTTGCAGGCGTTCAATCTGGCGCTGTTGCGTGCGATCAACTCCTGGCGGGATTGGATTATCAATACGTTGGATCCGCAGGCGGCGGAGTTGGTGGCCAATTTCTCCGATGTCTTACAGCGGATCGTGGGCGGGTTCCAGGCTGCGCTGAGCTTCCTGTCCGATCTTGGTGGTACGACGATGCCAACGTTGGATCAGATCCAGGCGTTTATGCAGGCCGTGTTGGATCTATTCAGGGCGTTTGCAGATGCGCTGGGGGATCAGGCTGCTTCATTCTACGAAGCCGGGGCGGCGATGATGAGAGGTTTGGCCCGTGGATTGGCGGACTTTGCCCTGTATCCATCAGTGCCTGGGTCAGTGGCGCAGATCGCCCAGCAGGCTGGCCAGGCGATTGGGCAAGGATTGGCCACGGGAATGAGCGATGCTCTTGACGAGGTCACGAATGAGGCGGCGATAATGGCCCGGGAGGCAGCCAAGATGGCGCAGCATGAGTTGGGTGTGTCGTCGCCGTCCAGGGTGTTTGTAGAGATAGGCCGGGCGCTTCCGGAGGGGCTGGCGCTGGGCATCAGGCAGCGCATGGGGGCTGCCAGCCAGGCGTTGCGTGATCTGATGCCTGGAAGCGGAATGCCCGCGTTTGCGCTGGCCGGCGGCGGATACGGTGGGAATGTGTACAACGTGGATGTTCACGTCCAGGGCGGCGATCGGGATAGCGCCGAGGCGTTGGCGAGGGCGATCGTGAGAGAGATGGTGCAGGCAGGGGTGAGGTTGCGGTAAGCCGCCGATAGCAGGGAGCAGGTAGCGGGGAGCGCGAGGCGATGGCGTTGACGGTGACGGTTGGTGGTGTCGACCGCACGGCGAATGTGGTTTATGAGAGCCTGGAGATCCGGCGGACGCTGGGGGAGGTTACGGATTCGTGCCGGCTGGAGTTTTATGGCTTCACGCCGTCGGCGTGGCAGGAGATTGTGATCCAGGATGGGACAACGAAGTTGTTCGCCGGGTACATTGTCAGTGTGAAGCGGGATATCGTGGCGGGCACGGGGACGATTTATGTGGCGGAGTGCGAGGATTATTCGCTACTGTTCCGCACGAAGCTCGTGGACGAGCATTATCTGAACCAAACGGATCAGGCGATCATCCAGGATCTCATCAGCACGTATCTGGGGGCTGAGGGGTTCACGACGACGAGCGTGGCGTCCTCGGGCACGATCGAGAGCGTGAGCTTTAATAACGTCACGCTCTACGAGGCGATGCAGAAGATCGCCGATCTCACTGGGTATGTGTGGTATGTGGATCCGAACAAGGACGTGCACTACCACGGCGAGTCGGCGACGGCGGCTCCGTTTGGGCTGAGCGACAGCCCGGACAATGTGACGACGTTTGGTTATCTGGAGGATTCGTGGCAGTTCGAGGAGGACGCCAGCGATATTCGCAACCGGATCACGGTGCGAGGAGGGATCAGGGCAAGCGATCCGGTTACGGAGAGTTTCAGCGGTGATGGAACGACGACGATGTTCAGGCTCACGAATCGGCCGGTGCGGTCGGTGGTGAGCGTGGAGGTGGATGGCGCGGCGCAATCTGTTGGGACGGATTTTGTGGATTCGTCCGGATACGACGTGTATGTGAATTACGTGGATGGGGTGTTGCGGTTTGCGACAGCACCAGCGGCTGGGACGAGCAACATTGAGGTGGTGTATACGTACGATGTGCATGTGACGGCGCAGCGGAGCGATTCGTCGAGTTACACGAAGTTTGGGCGCTGGTTCGACTACATCGTGGAGGATAAGACGATTACGAGCCAGACGAAGGCGGAAGCTTTGGCGGATGCGCTGCTGGCGCAGTATGCAGATAGTCGGTATAGCGGCCGGCTGGTCACGCTGGAGCAGGGTCTGGAGCCGGGGCAGTACGTGAGCATCGTCAACTCTGTGGCCGGGGTGAGCGGATCGTTTTTGATTACGGATGTGGTCACCCGGATGATTGAGGGTAACCTGGCGTATGAGATACGGTTTGGTGACCGGAGTCCCGGCATTGGGCAGGTTCTGGCGGGTGTGGTGTCCGGGCGAGCCGGTACAGGCGGGGCTGGCGGGACGGGTGGTGGTGGCGGGGCCGGTGTGGCCTATGATTTGCCGCCGGCTGCTGGAGGTGTGCGAGCGCTGTCAGAGACGGGCTATCAGGTGGTGTTCAGTGCAGCGCAGGCGAACGGCGTGGAGTTCGTGGAGCACTCCACGAACTCTGTGCTGGCCTACATGAAGGCGAAGCGCTTCTTTGACACGGTCGTGCTGTATATCCAGGCGGAGCCCGTGGCAAGCCCATATACCGGCACGATTTATCTGAGCACGCTCGACTCGACAGGTGCCACCTATGCCCAACTGGGCGTTAATGGTAGCTGGCAAGTTCAGGGAAATTACATTCTCAATGTAACGTCGGCGAGCAGTAGCGGGATCTCGCTTGCAATTGGTGACTCTGGCGTTGACAGCAACATTACTCTATACGGACAATCGCTCGCTGTAGCGAATGATGCGACCGACGTGCCGCTCACGGTCAAAGGGGCTGCGAGTCAGACGGCGAATCTGCAGGAGTGGCAGGATAGCGCGGGAACCGTATTGGCTGCTGTAGATGCAAACGGCAGATGGGGGGTGGGTATTGGATCGCCCGTCATGCTAGCTCACATCTCAAAGAGCTATACGGCCCCAACGGCTGGTTTGGATACAACGAACGGCGTCTTGCTCATCACCAACACGGCCGGTAGCGCGGTTGTCCAGTTCATCGGATCAACCGTCGGATCACTCGTTTACAAATTTGGTGATACCGACAATGCAGACATGGGGCGGATTCAATACTCCAATGCATCAGACGCCATGTTCTTCTACACGGCCGGGGCGGAGAGGGTGCGGATTGATTCGGCCGGTAGAGTTGGAATAAACACAGCTCCAACAGTGATATTAGAGGTTAATAGCGGAGGGTTGGCTCAAAACGCAATATTCACAAGCGCATACTCAACATATATCACAGTGTCGACGACGGGAGTTGATAAATCTCCATCAATCCGGATTGAAAATGATGCTCGGAAGTGGGGTTTTGTCGTAGACGGTGCTGACAATGATAGTCTGAAAATACGCGATTTCAACCTGGGCTCTGATCGATTGACTATTACATCTGCGGGAGATATCGGTGCCGATACTACATCTCCAGCCGGTAAATTTGACCTTAACGGCGATCTCGTGCTAAGGGAAATGACGACGCCATCTGCATCCCCAGCGGATGCACTGCGACTATTCGCACGTGATGATGGTACTGGCAAGACACAATTGTGCGTCATTTGGGACGATGGATCTGTCACGACGCTAGCGACGCAACCGTGAGGTGAGAGATGGGAAGGAACGGCACGCTTGCTCCTGAAGAGGCGAGAGCACTGTTGGAGCAAGAAAGGCAGTCCCGGGCGCGGCGTTGCCTGGAGAAGATCCAAGAGGTGTTGAACGAGGAGCGATGCCGCATGGAAGTATATGTGATTCTGAGACCGGGAACGATAGAGCCAAGGGTGGAGATTGTGCCCATAGATTAACGATGGTTGGCGATTTGTTGTCGGAACGGGAGCTCGAGGTTGCGCTTCTGGCCGTGTGCGGGTTGACCGATCTGGAGATTGCTCTGCGTCTGGGTGTGTCTGCCAGCACAGTACACAACACGATGTCGGCTGTGTACAGAAAAACAGGGGCTGGAAGTCGACCGCAGTTGGCGCTGATGATGGTTGCTGATGGTACGATTACACCCCGGGAGGCTGGTCAGTTGCTTGTGCTGTCTGGTGTGATGAGCAGGAGGAGTGCATGATGTGGAAGTTTGTTTCTTTGCTGGTGGTTCTTGTGCTTGTGTTGGCGATGGGGTTCGCTGCCAGTGCGCAGGATGGCCAGGATGGGCAGAAAACGGTAGCTTGTTGTGTTGGCGATGTGAATGGTGACGCGAGGGTAGATATCCTGGACTTCAGTACGCTTGCTATGGCGTATGGCAGCACGTGTGGGGATACCAGATACAATCCGGCAGCCGATCTGTGGCCGAATGTTCCGGACTGTGAGGTGAATGAGCAGGATTTCCGGGTGGTTCAGTTGTTCTTCAATACGAGGTGTGAATAGGGTGGTGGGTGGTGGTGGCGCCACCCCACCACCCTGGCCATGGGTGGTAGTGAACTATTAACAGGGAGTCGTTAGCTGTCAGTAGGGGACTACTGAGCCAGCCAGCGTCTGCCGGTGAGAGCCTGTAGTGCCTGAGCAGCTGTGGGGTAATCCTTGAGGTTCAGATGCCAGCGTTTTGACCCCTTGTCATATGTGGCGACCGGCGGCGATCCTGCGATGCCGAATTTCTCACCCGGGTTTGCCAGCCGGTAGCGGATCTCTGTGTACAGGCCGCCTAGGGCTCTGCGCCCGAACGGACACTCTTTGTCATTGGGTAAGTAGCCATCTGGTCCAGCGACACGATAAGCGTCGAGCACAGCGTCGATTAGAGCCTGCTCAGATATATCCCATAGTGTTCCGCCGTCGAGCGGCGATGTGGCCGATGCCGTGAGCGCCTTGGCTGCGATCTCGTGTCGCTCAATCTCAAGCTGCGCCCGTGCCATGCTGACGGACTTCTGGATGCTGAGTTGGGCCATTGCTTCCTCGTGTCTATTGCGCTCTTTTTGGGCTTCCAGGCGATACATCATGAGCGCATAGGCGAGCTGTGAGAGGGTGAGCGAAGAGCCGATCGTGTAGAGCACAGTCCAGGCCGGTAGCACTAGAACGGCCGTGGCGATGGAGGCGAATCCGCCGGCCCACAGGCCGATGGCGATCAGAATTGGCGGCACGAACAGGCGGAAGGCCTCGCGTGTCAAGGGAGGCACAATGAGGACTGTGCCATCTGTGTTGTTGGCCCCGGGTGTGGGGTGGATGGTTTTGTAGCGTTGCATAGGGAAAGCCCCCAGTCTCACCGCTGGGGGCTTTGGCATGAGGGCTGTGTTGTGCTATGATGGCGCCGGCCTCGCCGCTGCCCCAACAGCGGGAGGTCAGGCGGCCGTCGGTGTGTGCGCACCGGCGGTCGCCGCTTTTGTGCGATCATAGCACATACGTGCGATAGCGTCAAGCGCTATCGCATGTTGTCAACCGGGCTGGCCAGTCGGTGTGCTTCTATAAGGTCATCTTTTGCGAGGGCGAGATACCGCTGGGCCATTTGCAGATCTGCATGGCCCAGTATGGCTCGCAGGTGATGCACATCCATGCCGTTCCTGAGCGCCCAAATGGCGAATGTGCGCCGGAAGCGATGGGGGCCGACAGGCCAGACGCCCGCCTGTCGGCCTCGTCGCCTCATGGCCTGGAACAGGCCGCTAACGGTGAGACGCTTCCCTGTGCGACCAATCCACATTGGGGCGTGTGGGAGCAGATGGCCTCGGGTCGCCAGATACCGCACCAGCGCCTTTCTCGCCAGTGCACCGACGTGCACGTAGCGATCCTTACCCCCCTTACCGTGTACGGTGATCGTGCCATCACCGTCTATGTCTCCAACGTTCAGATTCACGAACTCAGCTGCTCGCAGCCCTGTGTCGAGCAGGCAGAGGATGATCGCTTTGTCCCTTAAGCCATACCAGTCTTGGCCACATGCAGCCAGCAGCTTCCGGATATCATCCTCGCTGAACGGCGGATGGATGCGTTGCTCGAGCCTGGGCATGGAGACTTTGTGCATAGGGCTGGCTTCCAGGATGCCCTCCGACACCAGGAAGTTGAGGAATGTCTTAATCGGCCTGGCGAAGCTGTGAACGGTGGTATCTTTGAGGCCTCTGCGCTCGAGTGTGACCAGGAATTGACGGATGTGATGGGGGGTTATTGCTTGTGGGTGTTGGACGCCTTGATCTTCCAGGAAGGCAAGGAAGCGTGAGAGGTTGTATCGGTAGAATTCGATGGTGCGCCGGGTGTGATGGCTGGCCTCCTGGTGGAGGAGGAACATGTCGAGGCATGTGGGGAGTGGGATAAGCTGAATGTCTCCAGGCAT